TTGCAAAAAAACCATCTATTCCAGTACAATTACCATCATTGTCAACTTTAAATCGAGTAGCAGTTCCTGCTCCATTTTGCAATAAAATAATATCATTAGTCCCGTCACCCCTTACATGAAGTCTTGCGCTTGCGGCGGTTGCGCCTTGACCAATTGCAAAACCTGCACTTTGTAAATTTGCATAAATTGTTCCTCCTGAATAAGTAGCAAATTGATAAGCATCTGAATTTAATTTTACCGCCGTTCCACTATATGAAAGCCTAAAAATATTTGCTGAACCCGTTGAGTAATCAATAATAAAATCGTTATCATTAACAAAACTCATTTGCCCATTACTGCCAAATGTTAATCTTCTATTTGTTACTCCGCTATCAATTCTTAATTCTGTGGTGCTTAGTTTCAACAAACTTGCGTTCCCGTCGCCGTCTGTAACCGCTTGCAAAGTTCCCGACAAGTTGCCGTTTAAGGTATTTAGGTTTAAAATACCTTTATAATTTGTGCCAATGTTTTGACCTAATAAATTTGCCATATTTTTATTTTATTAATTATCCCCAAGTTTCAGTTGTGGATGTTCCCCAATTTTGTGCCGTTGCTGTTCCCCAATTAAATGAAACAACTATTCCGCTTTCTGTAACCCTTAAAAAAGGTATGCCGATTCCAAAGCCTAGCATAATTATACCTCCCTGTATCCGTAACCAATAACTGAACCACTTGCAGGAGTTACATTTGCTATCGGGTCACCATTAAACATTGGAATCACTATTCCTGCGCTTAAAGTCTTACCTGATAAACCATACTCGGTGATTAAGTTTTGACCTCCAGCAGTTGTTAAAGTGCTTAAAACGCAACTTGCATTAACTACTAAGCAGTAGAATCTATTTCCTGTACTTGCAGAATCAATGAACTTAATGCCATTGCCGCCTAAAATCTTGTTTGAATCTGTCATATTGTTAAATATTATTTTTTTATTTTATACTAATTTGAAGGCACTGCACATTCGTTGTAAGTGCTTGGAATATTTATAGTAACATTAGCAGTCCATCCGCTTACTTCATCGCCTTGTGAATCGCTAAATGGGTTTAAACTGATTGAATCTTGTATTAAATAGACCTTACTTGGGTCACGTAGCTTGATAATTATATCCTCAATTATTTGAAGGCAATCGCTCAACACATCGTTCTCATTAGATAGGTCTTTTTTAACGATATCCATCACCATTATTTGCAAGTTAACTGCAATAACTTTGTAAGTAAAGTTTGAAGGTGTTACGTCAGCATAAAATACAGGGTATTGCATAGGAGATTCTGTTCCTAAGTCCGCAATGTCACCAAAGAAAAAGCTATTTATTTGCTCGTGGTTTGTTGCTATTGTTTGCAACTCGGCAATCAACTGATTTAAAGTGACCTTCATATTTCTTTACAAATTGTTTTAATTTCTCTACGTTAGATTTATTCTTGCTTCCTTCTTTTCTCATAACATCCACCTTCTTGGGTTATTGCCTTGATACTTTATTCTTGCAGGTATATCATCACAATCAATGTCTCCACCTAAGTACATACCATTTGAGTAGTTCTTAGCAGTTGGATAAATGGTTGAGATGTCTGCATTGCCTTGATTCAAATAAGATGGATATTTCATGTTGTTTGCCATCAAAAACAAGGTTACTCTCTCAGCGTAATATTGCGCCCGATTGATAGCCTTATCCATTAGGTATCTAATATCGTTTAAACTTGCTTGCTGACTGAACTCTGAGGATTTAGTTGCTACGTTCTTATTCTGAAACTTGAAACTTAAATCCAACATTGATTCATAAACGCAATATTTTATCATAGTCGGCTGAACGTATGACTGAAGTAAAATGGTGTTATCTGCGCTCACGCTATTGCCACTTACTTGCGTAACTAATTCGTTGTATAAAGCAGTTCCCAATAATGGCAGGATATAAATATTCTGAACCTCCTTAATAGTAGGTATCAAAAGTTTTGGGTCTACGTTTTCACTAATAACACTCTCTTGCTTTAGTGCTGCTTCCCCTATAAATAGTACTGTTGTGTTTAACATCTTATTTCTTTTTAACTAATACTGAACTCCACTGATGTCTGCAAAAAGGTAAATGAATATCTGTTCCTTTGACTGTCTGCCATCCGCCTCTTTTTGTCCAAACATTTCTATCAACTATGCCGCTTATCTTGTCAATTTCTGCTCTTGTATAAACCTTGTTCAAGTTTAGTAATGCTCTGCAAAAATCTCTGTTCTTGTTATCTCTCGGACCAGTGTATTTATACTTCACATTGAACTTTGATAACTCATCCGTCACTCTATCTAAAACGCTGCTTCTTGGTGGAACTGTCAATATGTTCCAAGCACCTTCTGTAATGCCAAGTAATTTCTCACGCTTTAATTTGTCTAACATATTGCCAACTGCGCCCCTAGTCATATCCATTATTTTGGCTATGTCTGTCTGAGAAATTAGCGGATTCTTAGTAACAATATCTAACAACTTTTTTTCGGCAGTTGTAGGCTCGTAAATAGTAGCAAACAATTCCTTTTCGTTAAACTCTAAATGACTTTCAAACTCGTAATGGTCATCGCTAAAAGTTATTTTCCTAGATTCTATTTCATCGTATAAATCCGCACTCTCGCCAAACTCTGAGAACACTCTTATTTCACGTTCCCAATCTTGGCTATTCATTTGCATTGGCTCGGCTTCTACTATTTCAGGTTCAGGTGGTAATCCTGCCATTTCTCTCATTTCTGGTCTAGTAGCTATCTGAATTAATGTCTGTTCAGTAAACGCAGGTTTAAACATTTCTAAAGGTTGAACTTCGATTGTTGCGGTGCTGCCTGACTTATTAGCTAAGTAGTTGAATAGTTGCTCGAAATGCTGCTGAATTGGTCTAATGTAGTTTTGTTCAAATAACTTAAATGAATCTATCATTTCTGCCCTGCCACCAAGTTGACCTTCCACTCTTATCCCGAAGAACATTGGTGAAGTTATCTTATGTGCAACAAATATTTCTTGCTGAACCTGCTCATTTAATAGGTTAAACTGCTTGTCTAATTCATTCGGTTGGATAGGGATAACAGTAGGTGCGTTGTCTACTCTATCACTAAAGTTTATAATCCATCTTCCTGCGTTATCTGTGCCTTTGTGGCGTCTGTTTAACCTGCGAACTAAGTCTTGCTTCTCGTCTTCCGTTGGCTCGCCATTGTTAAAAGACAATATACCACCAAAAAAGAACTCATTGTGCAAGTTGCTTCTATGATAGTTTGCTATTTCTACGTCACACTCTACATAAGGAATCGCACCAATGTATTCAGGTAGCGGATAAGTAGCTGTGGCAGGTCTGTAATCTCTGTAATAATAGATTTGTGCGCCTTGCTTCTTTTCAGGGTTAAATACCTTGTAACTTTTCTGCTTACTTTTTGGGTCAGCCCAATCGTTTGAAAAATAGAACTCGGTATTGTCTACGTTTGAACGAATTTTAGAGAAGTCCATGTGATAAATCTCGGCTATTGATTCGCCTACTCTATCCCAAATAACTTGCAAGGCATAACCGCCATACAATAACTTATCTAAAATGCACTTATTGAAAATTTCATCCAAAGAATCAAATCTGTTAGCGTTGGCAAATAAATCCCATACGCCTTCCATCTTCAATCCTGCGCCATAAACGTAAGTCTGCTTTCCTGTTAATATAGCGTTGTGTTTTGCCGACCTATTAAACAAGTCTACAAGGTATAATGGATATAAATTATCCGAACCAAAGTTAACGTACTTCTTATTCTTCTCTTGATAAAACTCTGGCGTTTTGTATTTGTCGATATCTTCGCCTGCAAACTGAACTCTACTCATAAATCTTGATTTGTGTGGTTGGTAATTCGTAAATAGTTAAATCTTGCTCAGAATAACCATACTGAACATTCCCTACTTCTAATATTATAGCACCCTCAGGCGGTGTTAAACTTGGTGTTGATAGTTGATATACTTGGTAAGAATATAAGCCCTCAATAGGTAGGTTAAACTCGCCTGCGTTATAGTTTGGGTTGGTCTTAATAGTCCAAGTGAATTTATTGTAACGCTCTTTGTATTGTGAGGTATCAGTAGCGATAAAATAAACAGTTGCATTTGTCTGAATTGAACTAAGGGCAAATAAAAAGATAGGGTTACTTATTGTCACCTTTTCTGTAAGTGTTAAGATTACGTTGTTTGCCCCTTGATTTAGTATCACCATACTTTTAAATATACTTTAGCCTAAATATAATAAAAAAGGCTACCATATAGGCAGCCTCTCTTATACAACTAACATCGAAAACTAACTAACTATCGTAAATGCTGTAACTGCTGAAACTTGGTCCATTGGATTTTTCTCCATACCTGTTAAAGCTAACTGATAACCTTGAAATTCGCCCATAGCTGCACCACTCATCGCAGTACCGCCTGAACACTCTAACCCATAAGTTTCGCCCAACATAAAGAAAGTGCCATCGTGTGTTTCTACGATTACTACGTTTCTTCTTTTAGCT